CTGCCATCGCGGGGCGGCCGGCCGCGTCGCTCTCGGAGCCGCCGCGTGAGAAGCCGCGGCCGCGACGACAGGACCATGGACCTCCTGTCTTGGGAGGCGCCCGAGCTGGCACCGTCCCATGACGAAGCCCGGATCCGGTCGGCCAATCTGTCCGACCGCATCGCTCGGGCCGTCGCGGAGACCTTGCGGCAATGCGGCCTCGATCGGGAAGAAGTGGCGGAGCAGATGACGGCCTTCCTTGGCCGGCCGGTCTCGAAGGCGATGCTCGACCAGTATTCGAGCCAGGCCGTGGCCGAAAAGGAAATCACGCTCTCCCGCGCAGTCGGTCTCGCCAAGATCACGGGCGACGATCGGCACCTTCAGGCGGCGATCGAGCCGCTCGGCAAGGTGCTGATCGACCGCCAATACCTCGCCGCGATCTCGGAAGCGATGATCGATGCGAAGCTCGAAGAGCTGAAGGAACAGAAGCGCCAGCTCCGCCGCGAATGGGAGGGGAGCCGGCGATGACGGATCTCATCTCCTTCGAAGAGATCGCCGCCGCGCTCGACATCACGATACGCCGCGCCGCGCAACGCGCCGCGGACGAGAACTGGACCTTCGTCATGAAGAGGGTCCAGGGCGGCCCCTGCAAGCGGTTCCCCGCGACGTCGCTCCCGATCGACGTGCGCATCGCCCTGTGCGAGGCCGAGTTGAAGGCGCAGCCAGCGGCCCCGAAGCCGGCGGTCCCGGCGCCCGTCTCTGCATCTGCCGGCCTAACAGATCAGCAGCGTCGCGTTGCCGAGGCGCGGGCCGCGATCCTCGCGGAGATCGACCGGCTCGCTCAGCGCAGCTCGGTCAAGCTGGCGGTTCCGGCCCTAGTCGAGGCCGCGCGCCTCGGCACGCTCGCTCCCCATCTGGCGGCGCTCGTCCCCGTGGCGAACGCCCGCGGCGGCGAGGGCGGCCGGACCCTTTCGGTCCCGACCCTCATGCGCTGGCGGGCAGCCCGCCGCGACGGCGGATTCGCCGCGCTGGCACCGCGCGACGGCAGCGGCGCGCCCGATGATCTGCCGTGGTGGGCCGAGGGCTTCCTCCGCTGCTGGCGCCTTCCCTCGAAGCCGTCGATCGCCGCCGCGCTCGACGCCTTCTGCCGGGAGCTGCGGGGCGAGACGCCGCCGAGCTACGACCAGGTGCGACGCCTGCGGCAGCTCCGCGACCTGGCTGCCGGCGGCCGTTGCACCGAGGCCGAGGCCGTGAATGCGGCTACTATCGCCGACCGTCTCATGCGCGAGCACGGGATCACGGAAGAGGATATCGAGCGGTCCCGCTTCACGTCATCGTCGCTTCCCGTCCCGGGTGGGAACGTACCGAAGGCGATGCTCTCGGTTTGTTGCGTGATCGCGGAACATTGCGCCGTCGTGCCGATCAAGAACGGCGACGACATCGAATATTTCGGCTTCGAGCCTGACCTGGTCATTGCCGAATACTTGCACGCCGTCTGCATTCGGGCCGCGACCCAGCTCCTCGCCGAATTTAGGCGCACCCCGGCCTATCGGCGCCGGCGGAAGCCCGCGTCCCGCGCGGCCGCCTCTCAGGCCTTCGTCTCGGGGCTGGCGGTTTCTCTGAGGAGCAAGCTCGCGGCCCTCGGCGACCGGAGCGCGTCGAAAGCCCAGCGGCTCAAACTTGCGACCGCGGAGGCGGGGCGCCGGTACCGGGCGTCTACCTACAAGATCCCGCAGAAGAAGGCGGCGAAGCTGGATGGCATACGCACGGCCGGCTACGACGCGGGCCAGTCGATCGACGTGCGGCGCGCCGTAAACGGCGGAGAGCCCGTCGCCCGGATCGGCGGTCCGCGATGAATCCGCGATGCTCGATCTGCGGCGCCGGGGGCGACCAGCCGCACAATCCGGACCTTCACCGTGCTTTCGAGGCGCTGAAGAGGGGCACGAACGCCTCCGAGCCGCTGAGCCCGGCCCGGAAGGCGATCCGGGATCCGGAGAACTTTCGAGCGTCCGCCGATCGCTGGCTCGACCATCTGAGGAAGCCGTGAGGCCCTGTCGTCTTACCGCCCACTCCTGGGACGGCGAGCCGCCGGTGGTCGGCGGATGGGTCGTGCCCAGCGGTCCGCGCTCGCGGGCGGCGTACGAGATCGTCGGCGTCCGGCTCATGGCGAAGGCGACCGTCGACACCCCGAAATACGCGCTCACCTGCGTCCGGCACCCTCGCGGCGACGTGCCGGAAGGTGCGACCCGCTATTGGTTCAAATGGGACCGGCGATGACGGCGCTCTCCGACCTCGATCGCGAGGAGCTTCTTGCGCTCGTCTCGTTCATGGGGATTAGCGAGGAGGGGGCATGACCGCGAACAGGTCTCACGCGGTACGGTCTCAGCGCTTTGAGGCGCCGGATAGTCTCGATTTCTTCCCGACACCGCCTTGGGCGACGCGAGCGCTCTGCGAACACGTGCTGCGGATCGCCCGCACCTCCATGACATGCTGGGAACCAGCCTGCGGAGACGGCGCCATGGCCCGACCGCTCGGGGAGTATTTCTCGACGGTCTACGCCTCCGACATCCACGATTACGGCTTCGGGGAAGTCGGCGATTTTCTGGATCCCGGTCTCGGCCGGACCTGGTCACCTCCGGACCGCCCGGCGATGATCATTACGAATCCGCCTTTCAATCTCGCCGTCGAATTCGCGGAGCGCGCCCTGTCGATCGCGAGCATGGGCGTGGCGCTCCTTCTCCGGTCGGTCTGGATCGAGGGTGTCGAGCGCGGCCGCTTCTTCGATCGCCATCCCGTGACCTACCTCGCGCCGTTCGCGGAGCGCGTCCCCATGGTCAAAGGGAGACTGGATCGCAAGGCCAGCTCGGCGACCGCCTATTCCTGGTTTGTCTGGATCCACGGCGACCGCGGCGAGCGGCTCCGCCGCATCCCGCCATGCCGCCGCGATCTCGACCGCGATTTCGACTGGCCGGAGCGCCTCGACCTATGACCTACCGCCGCGCCCTCATCTCGAAAATCCACATCGCAAAGGCGCAGCTCGCCATGGACGAGGGCCCCTACCGCGCGATGCTCATGCGAAGAAGGTGACGATCCCGGCGCGGCCGTTCCTCGGCCTCTCGGCGCAGGACCGACGGGACGCGGTCGAGGCGGTCGAGGAGATCGCCGAGATGGATTGGAGCGGCCGGAAGGGGCCTTGATCGATCGACGGCGCCGCGAGGCGCTGGAGAACCTTCCCGGGCGGCCGCCCCGCGAGTGCGCGCCGGAGCCCGGACCCCACTCAGCGGCCGTTACCCGGGCGTTACCTCGGAAGTTTTCCGCGAGCGGCCCCGACCGCCCGGAAAAAAGTTTGCGGAGCGCGTTTCGACGCCTCGTTGGGGTGCTGTCCGCCCCCCTTATTCGGGCTCGCTCGCCTCCCGAGAATGCCCCCCGATGCAGACCATCGAGATCTTTCGAGCCGGCACGCACCAGGCGGTCAACGGGAAGAGCTTCACGCTCTCGACCGCCGACCTCGCGTCCTGCGCCGCCGCCTACGACCCGGGCCTTCACGAGGCGCCGCTGGTCGTGGGCCATCCGAAGCTCGACGATCCGGCCTATGGCTGGGTCAAGGGCCTCGCGATCGAGGGCGATCGCCTAGTGGCGAAGCCCGACCAGGTCGACGCGGCCTTCTCCGACCTGGTGCAGTCCGGCCGCTTCAAGCACCGGAGCGCGTCCTTCTACCCGCCGGAGCATCCGTCCAATCCGACCCCGGGCAAGTGGTACCTGAAGCATGTCGGCTTCCTCGGCGCCACGCCGCCGGCGGTCAAGGGGCTGAAGCCCGTCCAGTTCGCCGAGGATCCGGAAGCGGTCGAGTTCGCCGATTGGACCGCGCTCACCGCGGCGCGGCTCTTCGGCCGGCTCCGCGATTTCCTCATCGCCCAATTCGGCCAGGACAAGGCCGATATCGTGCTGCCCGCCGACGACATCGATCAGCTCAAGTTCGATGCGGCGCAGCCCGACCCCGAACCCGATTCCGACGACACCATTTCCAGCTACGGAGATCCGAGCCCCATGATCACGCCGACCAAGGAGGAGCTGGAGGCGCGTGAGCGCAAGCTGGCCTCCGAAGAAGCCGCCTTCGCGGAGCGCCAGAAGGCGGCCCGGAGGGGTGAGATCGCGATCTTCGTCGACGGCCTGGTGACGGCTGGCCGGGTATCCCCGGGCCACAAGGCCGGCCTCGCCGCCTTCATGGAGAAGATCCCCGACGGCGACGATGGCGCCGTCGAGTTCGCCGAGGCCGGCAACACGGTCAAGACGGAGGCCGGCGCGTGGTTCCGGGGCTTCCTCGGCAAGCTGCCGAAGCTGGTCGAGACCCGCGAGGTGGCGCCGCACGGCAACGCGGCCGCCACCATCGACTTCGCCGACGCCGTCTCGATCGACGCGGCCGCGGCCAAGTACCAGGCCGACCAGGCGGCGATCGGAAGGAACGTCTCCGCTGCCGAAGCGGTCTCGTTCGTCATGAAGGGAGCGCGCAAGTGAGCGAGACCCATGACGTCACGATCCAGGGACGCGACGCGACCGGCGACCTGGTGGACTGCGCGGCCTGGGTCCCCGGCAAGGGCGCGAGCATATGGGCGACCGGCGCATCGCCCGTGGCGCTCATCTCCACGATCTGCAAGCCGTTCGGAATCAGGGTGAAGGCCGAAGTCCCGGTAAAGGCGTTCCCCGGTTGGGAGCTGCAACCGGGCGAGACGGCCTTCGCGGCCATCGACAAGATCTGCCGCGCGGCCGGGGTGCTCGCCGTCTCCGACGGGATGGGGAGCCTGGTGCTGACGCAAGGGGGCGCGGGCGGCAGCTTCTCCCGGCTCGCCGAGGGCTCGAATTGCGAGGTGCTTCACGGCAGCTATTCGGCGAAGGAGCGCTTCAGCGATTACTACGTCATCGGCCAGCTCGCGGACCCCGAGCTGGGCTTCGGCGACATGGGGCACGCGACCGATCCGGGCGTGAAGCGTTACCGGCCGATGGTCATCAACGCCGAGACGCCGTTTCCGGGGGTATCGCTTCAGCAGCGGGCGCAATGGGAGGCGTCGGTGCGGGCCGGCCGCGCCCTGCGCTGCACCATCACGGCGACGGGCTGGCGCGACGATGGCGGCAAGCTCTGGAAACCGAATGGCCTGGTGCTGCTGAAATCGCCGGCGCTCGGCGTGGACGAGACCACGATCGTCGCGGCCGTG